GCCGGCCCCGGCAGTGGGGTTGGGCTCAGTACCAGCGGGGCCGGTCGGGGGGAGGGGGACAGCCGAGTCAGAGTCACCCGTGCTGGGGGCCTGACCAAAAGTGCTGGAGTGCGCGGTGGAACGAGAGGCTGCAGCGACATGTCTGATGACACCGGGTTGGGGGGCGCGGAAAGCGCTCTCTTGGAAGGTAGTATTCAGAGGGACCGTATCGGCCATCTTACCGACGCGAGTCTCAGGCGAAGACACAACCCCGGCCCTGATGTTAGAGACAGAACCAGTTTCCATCGGGAGATGGGCCTCTTTAACTGGCAGGGGTGGGCGGCGCATGAGTACGGGAGCAGTTGCAGTCCGGACCATGCCGTAGGTGGTGCTCGACCCAAACGTGCGGCACCTCAACTGGGCAGCTAGAAGCTCACGCGTAGCACGCGTTCGGCCTCGAGCAACATTGGTGGTCTCGTACCCCAGTGGGCCGAGGGGAGTACCTTGGGGGATGCTCGTCATGAAGGTGATGTTCGTGCTAGCGAACTCATTCGACATGGGGACATGCTCGGGAACCAAGTCACCCTCATTAGTCACGCTACAGTGTGTGACAGTGAAGCCGATTGTTCCCGATATATTTAGGAACTCACTTGGGGCAGGGAGTTTAGACTGCCCACGAACCCAAAGGTATCTGCTGATGTCAGCACCGTCGTTAAATCTGGCTGTGATAGCAGGGGCAGCAGTATCTCGGCCCGGGTGGATAATAGAGTCAGGGTCGAGCTCCATCGGAATGATTGACGCCAGACCGTTGCGTTTATGCCCGTGCCAATGAGCGAAGAAAGGCGTTGCCCTAGCCCCTCTGAACTTAGCTCTGTAGCTACTCTTGACCAAACTACCCGTCCCGTACTCCTCGATATACTCGAAGGCGTTCAAAGTGCGTTCGCGATTCTTAGTCGCGTAACTGGCGAAACCCTCGGTTTCGGCCGAAGAACCAACAAAATCATGGTTGATTAAACTGGTTGGTTCGACCCAGAAGAAGGGAGCGATGCTAGCATACTTTAGGTGCCTGTCATCGTCGGGAACAAACTGTGCGGTCGTGGCGAGGATCTTCTCGGCCAGGCCCGACCCGCCAAACAAGCCGAAGAGCTTTGAGAGAGCAGGGACGTAGATGCCGGCAAAATCCTGGACGACAACATCGAGCGATGCTTTGTTAGCGTCGACGTAGCTGTCGGAGCCCGACGTGTGAATGCCAGATCCGAACTCAGCACTGCCGCTGGCGTGGAACACTGTCGGGAACCACTCACCGTTCAACACGATGCCCGGGTCGCAGTGTGCGACTAAGCCGGCGGTCATCAGAGCCAAGGAGTCAACGTATCCGGCTATCTCAGCCTGGTTAGTCGAGGACAAGGCTGGGAGCCCGACGTACTCCTTGAGCATCCAGTGGATACCGCCAAAAGGAGCGCTAAAGTTGCAAGCGCGGAAGACGCTTCGCATGTAACCACCTTCGTCAGTGTGTCCTACAGTCGTCACGACGTTGTGGATACCGCGGGTAACTCCCAGAGCGAAGAGGTCCCCAGCATTAGAGGCGGCGAAGTTTGAACCAAGGATGCGTAAAGCATCGACGCAAGCCTTGCTGAAAGCCGGGCCAGCAACGTCACGCATAATGGGCTTGTGCGTAGTTGCGTCAGTGTTCAACATGTCCGTGGCAACTGCGCTGCCTTCACCAGCGACAGCGGAAGCAAGGACTGCGAAGACGTCGGGGGCGATAATTCGGTCCGTGAGACGCGGGATAAACACAGCCGTGTTATGCGCGGACACGGGCGCGTCGTGCACCCCGAGGACGTGGATCGACAACTCGGAGCCACCGCGCAGGTGCTCACTAGAGACGCCTGGGTACAGCGACGAAGCAGCTAGACCCTTCGAGATGCGTTCGACCACACCAATAAGATTGGTGTACTCGAAGAAACCCGAGAAGTTGCTGTACTTCTTAGCGAGACCAACGAAGTCATCGTTAAGAGTAGCAGCGGTAGGATATGCACCTTCAATGCACATCGAGGAGGCTGAGGCGCGCGAAAGCGCGAGACCAATCGAAGCCTTGTGTCTGCCCACTTCGTACGTAATCGTCTTCATTGCGGACTCGGAGCTGCCACCAATCATGGTGGTGGTACGCAAGTACGAAGTGTACTTGCGAAACTCCTTTTCCTTGATGAAGCCGGCGACGGGTGTCGCGAGCACGCCAGTGAGGAAACTGTTTTGGTAGAAAGGAAGTTCTTCCTTTCTGGGAACTTGAGTGTTGGGGGGGTTAGCTGCCATAGGATTGAAATGCGAAAAAGATACCTGGTATCAACGGAACCCTCCTCCAGGTGAGTCTTTAACCAGAGCTTTTCGACACACCCGCATGAACGAGCAATTTTGATGTATCTATAGGTTGTGACGCCTCAGGCCTTTCAATGCTGATTAAAACCTGGGATCAACGGAAG